CCCGCCGCTACGGCTGGTACACCTGCCATGAGTCCGGGACCAGGATCTTGGATCGGGATCTCGGATGGATGACCGTGGACGATCACCCTTCGGCGCGGCGACGAATCGGGGATGGCTTCGAGGTGGCTGTAGTCGGGCTGCCCGGTACCGAGGTGGTGACCCCCGAGCACCGTTATTGGTCGCGGCACATGACCCGCCGCGATGTCGGCCACGGCCGCCCTCCTGTGATCGACCGTGGGTCTCCGGCTTGGGGGAAGGCTCACGCCTTGACCCAATCGAGTTGGCTCGGCCTACCAATCGACATGACGGAATCCACACCCGAATGGCCGGTAGACCTCTTAGCCGATCCAGAATGGTGGTGGGCGGTCGGCTTGTGGTGGGGTGACGGCACTCTCGGCGGCCCCGGTCGCTCACAGTTGGCCTACGCCCTATCCGACGACCATCCTGCCGTCGCGGTCAGACTCCGTTCCCTGTTGGACCGGCATGAGATCAGGTGGGGGGAACGGCGCGCAGAAGGCCGTCAGTCGAGGATGTCGTTCTGGCATCCCGAATTGGCAGCCTGGCTGGCCGGGTGGAAGCGCGGGAACAGCCGTAAGAGTCCTCCCGAGTGGGTCGACTGGTTGCCGCTCCCCATGCAGGCGAACCTTCTTCGTGGCTACATCGACGCGGACGGCTGGCTTCATGACCGAGGGGTCACCTTGTCAAGCGTCCATCTCGACGGTCTGCTGGTGGTCCGACGCCTTCTGGCACGCCTTGGGGTGTCCTGCACTATCGACGGCCCACACCGCAAGGAGGGGGGGTTAATCCGCGGTCGGTTCCTCGGTGTTTCCGAGTCGTACATGCTTCGGCTGACTGACGGGACCCCACTAGGCCTCCCCGCGGCACCGACCCGTGACAGGTTCCGTGATGTGTGGGTCGGTGACGGCCACATCTGGTCACGAATCCGCTCGGCGCTTCCAGTCAACGACCGATCATTCGTCGCGATCACCACCCGCACACACGACTACCTGACTGATTTCGCCCGGTCCCATAACTGCGCCACCCAGGACCAGGCCGACGACCACGTCGCCTCGGTCGGATCGATGCTCGAATCCCCCGAGGTCACCGCGTTCTACCCGGCGCTCGGCGCCCGACGGGTCGGCAAGTACGGCCACTCACGGGGCTGGCGTGGGAACCGGCTCACCACCGCCGCCGGCTACACCATCGACGCCGTCGGCTTGGACAAGGCCATCCGCGGCCGACGGATGATCGAGGACCGCCCCGACCTGATCATCCTCGACGACGTCGACGACGCCCTCGACGGCCCGACCGTCACCCGCAACAAGATCACGGCGATCACCAAGAAGATCCTCCCCGCCGGATCCGAGGACCTGGTGGTGGTCGCCATCCAGAACCTCGTCCACGCCGACTCGTTCTTCACCCGCATGACCGACGGCCGGGCCGACTACCTGACCGACCGGATCCTCTCCGGCCCGATCCCCGCGGTGGAAGGCCTCGAAGTCGAACAGCGGATCGACCCCGAATCGGGGGATCCCCGCTGGTACATCACCGCCGGCCAGGCAACCTGGATAGGCTTCGACCTGGAGACCGCGCAGGCCAAGATGCATGAGGAAGGACTCACCGCCTTCCAGTCCGAACGGCAACACAACGTGGAACCACCAGCCGGAGGCATGTTCGACCACCTCGACTTCGGAGCGATCCTCGTCGAATGGGACGACCTGCCCGAACTCGACCGGGTCGTCGTCTGGGTCGACCCGGCGGTCACCTCCACCGACGAATCCGACGCCTTCGGCATCCAAGCCGACGCCCTCGGTGTCGACGGCCGCATCTGGCGGCTCTACTCCTGGGAACAGCGGACCACCCCCGAGGACGCCCTCGAACGGGCCATCTGTAAAGCCATCGAACTCGGCGCCGACCACGTCGGGATCGAAACCGACCAGGGCGGCGACACCTGGGCCTCCGTCTACCGCGAAGCCGTCCGCAACCTTGAGAGGCATCGGCTGATCCGTCGTGGGGAGGCGCCCCGCATGGTCGACGACAAGGCGTCACGGCAACGGACCGGGGACCGGCCCGGCGCCGGCGTCCCCTCCAAAACCGGCCGGGCCACCAAGATGCTCGCCGACTATGACCGGGGCCGGATCCGCCATCTCCGCGGCACGCATACCACCCTCGAACGGGCGCTGCGACGGTTCCCGAGGACCAAACCGTTCGACCTGGTCGACACCGCCTACTGGTCCTGGGCCGACCTCCGCCATATCGGGGAGATCGCCGGCTCCGTCCACAACCCGACCGCTGACCAGCGGCAAGCCGACGACGGCGACCCGTACGCGACGCCGAGACCATCCACCTGGCGCTGAGATGTTTAACGTGAAACATCGACCCGGCCGCCTACACTCCACGCGTGTGGAGACCGCCACCAGCATCCTCGAAGCCGTAGGCGTCGCCCTCCTCGCCGCCGCCGCCTGGCTGGTCGGCATCGAAGCCGGACTCGCCGCCACCGGCGCCGCCTGCATCGCCGTCTCCTACGCCCTCACCCGCAACGCCAAGACCAAGAAGCGGAGACCGAGATGAGCCTCCTGTTCAGCCCCCCGCTGGCGACCGTCCGGGTCGTCGAATCGGTCACCGACATGCCGCTGGTCGATCCCGACGACGCCTCCTACCGGCGTCTCGGCGCCGCGCCCCGTGACCTGCAGGGCACGACACTGATTAAGGCGATGAACCTGTCGGTCGCCCTGTACCGGGCCAACCCGCTCGCCAACCGGATCATCAACATCTACCGCTCGTTCATGTCCGGGACCGGATTCGACATCTCCTCCACCAGCCCCGAAGTTGATGCCGTCGTCGCTGACCTGTGGAAAGGCCCACGGAACCGGCTTGACCGGAACCACTCGAACTACACCCGGGACCATCTGCTGATGGGAGAAACCCATCTCCCCGTCGCCGCCGACGAGACCGGCAACCTCACTGTCGGGTACATCGACCCGGTCACCGTCGAGAAGATCCACCGCGACCCGACCAACAACATGCTGCTCACCGACATCGAAGTTAGAGCCGGACTCAGTCCCATCTCCGAGACTCTCGAGATCGTCCGGATGAACACCGACCCGACCGAAACCGACGCCGGCCTGTGGAAAGGCCGGGTCTGCACCTGGCTATATGACAGGATCGCAGCGGGCACCCGAGGAACCCCCTTCCTGCTCCCCGTGTTGGACTGGCTCGACGCCTACGACCAGGTCCTGTGGGAACTCCTCGAACGGCAGAAGGCGCTACGCGCCCACTTCTGGGCAGTCACCGTCCAGGGAGGCCAAACCGAGGTCGACAACGCCAGAGCACTGTTCGGGACCACCGCCCCCCGGACCGGGTCGGTCCGCTATCAGACCGATGCCATGAAGATCGACGCGGTCACCCCGTCGCTCGGTACCAGCGACGACGTCCCCGCCGCGCAGTACCAGCATCGGCATATCGCCGCCGGCGCCGGCCTCGCACCCCACTGGCTCGGTGATCCGAACGACACCAACCGTTCCACCGCCGAATCGATGGACGTCCCCGTCCTACGTAGCTTGGCGGACACCCAGGACGACTGGTCCCGGAACACGGTCGAGCTTGCCCAAGTCGCGGTCGACGCCAAAGTCCGGGCCGGCATGCTCCCCGCGGTCCTTCCGGTCATCGACGAGACCGGCCTGGAGATCCGCGGGTCAGAGAAACCAGCCCGGGAGCATGTGAAGGTCACCGTCCCCGAGATCGAGGCCCGTAAGGTCGAACAGGCCGCCGGGGCGCTCGCTCAAGTCGCCACCGCGTTCGTGCAACTCGACATGCTCGGCGCGGTCGGCCGGGACACGATGAGCATGGTCGTCCGTCAGATGCTGCCCGCCCTGGGAATCCCCGCCGACGAACTCCCCGCGGCTGACGCCGAACCGGAGAAGATGGCGCAGGCCCTCGAGTCGTACCGTCGGTACTCCGACGCTCTCGCATGACGGTCCTGGCCGAGTCGCATTTGTCGGGGACGACACCGAGCCCCGCGCAGTACCGGGCCGAACTCCGCCGGCTCCTCCGCCGCCTCGACGGGCTCGAGGACGGCCTGGACCGGGAAGTCGCTGAGACTCTGCGTCAGATGCAACGCGACCTCCAGGCCGCCCTCGCCGAAGCATCCGAAGGAACCGCCGCGCTGCTCCGGCTCTCCCAGGAAGGCCTCGACGACCTCACCGCCCGAGTCGCGGCCAGATGGGGATCGGCGATCACCGACGCCACAGGCCAGGCCGTCACACTCGGCGCGGAGATCACGGTCGGACCCATCGACCGGGCCTTCGGCGGACAGATCCGTGGCATCACACAGAGTGCCACCACCGACCTTCTCGGCATCGTCTCAGGTTTCTCCACCGACCTCGTCCAAGGCGCCACCCTCGACCTGAGACGCCGGATCCGGGGGGAACTCTCCTCTGTCCTCGCCGGAGCCCGCACACCCGGCGACGCGGCACGGCTCATCGGACGGAACCTCACCAGCGCCAACCATTTCTCCACCGTCTACGCCCGGGCGAGGGCGATCACCGTCACCGAACTCGGCCGGGTGAGCGCGTTGGCCGGCCAGAAATCCCAGGAGGACCTCACCCGGGCGCTCGGCCAGGCCGGCGGATTCGCCACCGTCGCCAAACGGTGGATCAACGCCCATCTCCCCGGAGCCCGGCCGGATCATCTCCAGGCCGAAGCCGACTACGCCGAGACCGGCCGGTACGGGCCGATCCCCATCGACGCCACCTACATGATCGGAGGCTTCCCGGCCCTGTACCCGCACGATCCGGCGCTGCCAGCCGGCCAGTCGGTCAACTGCCACTGCGTCTCGGTCACGGTCCTGCCCTGCGGTCCGTTCAAACTCCGGGAGGCGGTCAACGCCCAGGGCGACGCCTGCATGATCGACCCGCTCTCTCGACCGGCACCTAAAACCTCCGAGACCATGATCCGCGCCGCTACCCTCGAGGTCGGCGACGAAACCACCGAAGGCGCCATCGTCAAAAGCGTCACGGTCGGACCTGACGGGAAGCTAAAGGTCCGGTTCGAGCAGGGATTCTCGATGGGCTTCAACCCCGACGAAAGGGTCCGCATCAGGGTTCCCTCCGTCGAACCGGCATACCAGGCACCAACCGAAGGAGCATCATGAACCATCCTCTG